CTGAACTTGTAAAATCGTCTTGTTTAAAATGACCTGGGCCAGTGTTAACGTTTTCTATTTCTTTTGATTCCATAATTTGTACCTCTGCGTGTAAATCATCCATCCTTAAAGCTTTTTCAACTTCATCTGCTGTTGCTGTTGTACTTACCTCAACTGCCGCTCTGTTAAACTCGTGTTGATCAACAACTGCATCTCTAATACCGCCTTGCTTTAAAGAATATTCTATTGACGGAGCAATTGATCTATCATCGTCCAAATCAAAGTCACCTAAGTCATCAACTATGACTGAATACTTCTGCATATTCGGTTTGATAACTGGTTCCATAACTCAGTTACCCTTTCTTTGGGTGATTTGGAAAAGCTATAGTGTTTTTAGTTTGATAAGGTGATACTGCTTTTTTGTCATCCTCTTTGGGTTGACTAGTATCTTTTTCTGCTTTAGGTGTCTTAACACTTAAAGGACCTTCTACTTCAATTTGAGCTCTGTCTGGATTTTTATCTTTGTTGTCTGCTAAAGTCTTTAAGAATTCTGCTTTAAATTCTTCTCCAGCAAATTTTTTACCATCTTCGCCTTGTTCCTCTTCAGTATACTCTTGTCCCATTTTAGGTTCGTAGTCTTCACCTGTTGCACCTTGTCTCTTTACTTCAGCTTCATTTTCAGCTTCTAAAGGATCATTAGCACCTTTGACTACAACGTAATCATATGGTATAGCTAACTTATCAGACAAGTTTCTTCTAAATGTTTCTGCTGATATTGGCATTCTAACTGTAGCGTCAATAATAACAACTTCAGCATTTCTAATTTTAGTACCAAAATCTAATGGGTGTTCTTGTACAATAGTTTTTACTGGTTTTGCAACATTAACCACATCATAACGAGCTAATTCAGACTCAATAGTTTCAATCATTTCATCTGTTAAGTCAGTAGCCAACTTAATTCTTATTGGAATTTCTTTAACTGCTTCAGATAGATATTGTGTAAATGTTTTCATATAATTATTTATCCTCCTTATCGGATTTATCATCGGTTTCATTGACCTTCTGAATCAGTTGATCTAGTAGCTTATTACGGTCTCCTACCACATATCCTTCACCTTCTAGCACTTCTGCATTGTTTGGATCCTTAGTATCTTGCTGATCTACCCGCTGTTTTTTAAGCTGTAATTCAATCATTCTAAGCTTTTTATCTGCTTTTGCGTTCTTTGATTCTACTGCATTTTTAAGCATTGTTGCCGCAACTTCAAACATCTTACCGGCGTGTCTGGCTTCTGAATTCATACCCAAATCCATTAGTTCCTTGTATGACTTCATAGCTTCATCTGAATATACGTCCATATCGCTGTCGTGTGATTCTAGATCTTTAACTTGTGGTAATGCTCTATCAATTTTTTCTGCTGTTGATAATGCTTTTTTAATTGTAACTTCTTCAACCACTGTTTGTTCAGTTGTTTCGTCATTGGTTTGTTCACTATCAGAGCTTGACTGTTCAGCTTTAGTTTCTGCCAAAGCATCTTCCATACTTGGTAGATCAAATGTGTCTTCTAATTTTTTATTCATAATATATCATAGCACAATTTATCCAGAATAACAAGTTATTTTTTGATTGAATAAATTGAGTCCTCGTTAACAACTCTAAATCTGAGTCCTTTTCTTTTTGCCCACTCTCCGGCCGCTTTCCACTTTTCTCTGTTCAGTAGTATTTTTGCTTTATCATTTTGAGTTTTGGCTTTTTCCATTAATGTTTGTGCTTTGGGTTTTATTTCTACAAGCTCTCCAATTTTCTGTCCATTTTTATTTTGATAAACCATTATAAAATCAGGAACGTACATTGTGTATTTTCCAGTATACGGATTCCTGTATGGTATTCTTACCGGCTCACTTGCCCAACTCAACACACTCGGGTGATTGTCACACATTCTCATAAAAGTCAATTCCCATCCAGACCTATATATAGGAGGTCGCTTTCCAGCGTACTTCGATGGATTCTTTGGTTTATATGTGCCTCTATGAAACTGTGCCATACAGTTATTTAACCCAGGGTTACTTAAACAATAATGTTACGTGATACGTAAGCAGGTGTATTCTGTGCAATCTTGACACCAATTTGGCTTGTTGCTGGTCTGTAATTATTTAATAATGCTACGCCTAGTTGACTAAATCTTAATTCAACTTTACCATCATCTAAATTTATTTCTTCAAATAAATCTTTATAATTTGTATTAAATTTTTTCATAGCATCTGTTGTTAGTAATGCATACGCCGTAGCCAAATTTTCATTTTTTGTGTGTTGTGAAAATATACCTTTGATCAGTTCGAACTGTTGTCCATTGATGAACTCGGGTCTACCACCAACACTTTCTAAAACAGTTTGTGAAATGTCTTGCTGTCCTGCACCCATCTTTGATGTAATCTTACCAAATTGTTTCACAATTGTTTTGATTGCACCTAAACTTTCTACTGCTGATGTACTATCTACTGCCATAACTATGTCCAAATACTATTCTTGTTAGCCGCCTCGGCTTTCTTTTTATTTTTAATTGCTTGTTCATAAGTTCTAATTTTATCAACATATTCTTTTTTAGATTGTTTCGTGTTACTGCTTGGACCATTTTTGATAGCTTTATGCATTTCAGTAGTTAACCCAGCGGCAGTTAATACTTCTGTCGATGCTTTAGATTCTGATTCCGTATCAGTTGATGTGTTTCCTCCATCATATGATGTTTTTTCTTTGTGTGGATTAGATTCTAAAGAAAATTTGCTCGTAACTGATTTCTGTAAGTCGCTTGACTCTGTTTCTTTGTTGGCTTCTTCGATAGCTGATTTCCAATAATCACCAGCTGAGTTGTTGACTGCTGATCCATTACTATTTGTGCTCCAACCTTGTTCGTTGTCTTGTGTTACAATAGTTGAGTTTATTCCGTCTGCCGGAGGTGGTAAGATATCTTTTGCCAATGGGCCATTTGGTCTAACCCAGTCTTCATATTTTCCACTAGTTGTTGTAAAGGCCGTCGAAACATTTTGTGGTAAACTTGTATCTTTAACAGCTATCTCATCAAACAATAGATTCTCATATTGGAATCCCATTGATAAGTTTGTTACAGCACTTGATGAATAATCAAATTGATCCATATCCATTCTAGATAATCTAGGATGTATCATTTTAGCTCTGCTGTATAGTGTTCCAGCCAACTGGTAAAGGTCAATGCTTTTGATTATTCTATGAGTATGATTTGGTTGTGATCTCATACCAAAATTATGATTTTGTTTAAATTGGCTTTCATTTGTTAAAACTGATTCTTGGAAGTTATCCCTACTTGCCTCGGTTATTGAATCTCTTCTTGATCCATATAATCTAGCATTCTGAAATTCAAATTCATATAACATCTTTATGAACTTTAGACCCAGGCCATCAACTGTGTCATACATTCTCAAACTTACAGGATCATAATCAACTTTTCTGTTGATAACTCTTTTCCTGTTGTATTGATTGATCACATCTTGTTGGATTTGAAATTTTGGTCCTTCAACAGTATGACATAAGAAATGCAATCTGTCTCTGAATGTTTTAAGAAAATTATATTTTGGTAGTAAGAAATCATCATTTACCAAAGGGTAAAGATTAAAAACTACGAAAAACTGATCTGCACGTCTCGTTTGTTGAGAGGTGCCGCTCTGGTATAAATGAGCGGCACGATTCGCCGGATGTAGTGCTATATCCTGTTCAGTTGCCATCTCGCAAAATCCTTTATGTTAAGGACTAACCTAAATCACCGCCTGGGGCGTTGACTGCGAATGGGAATATTGTGTCTCCTGGTGCTGTGTGTATAGCATTATCATACTTAACAGTCAAGATAACTTGTACTGGTTCTGATACTGCGTAATCACCGTCCGAATAATCTACGTTTTGCAAGAAACAACCTTCTAAATCCCACTGCTCTAGTTCAGTATTACTCGTACCATCTAGTATCTCTAGTTTAGCTCCGAATTTATATCTTGAACCTGCTACAGCAGAAGTTTGTTCAAAGTGATTCATCTGTTTCTGTACTTGACCACCAACTAGTTTTGAAATGTTATTGTTGATATCATCCCTCATAGTAATGTTGATAGATTCCCACGTGTGTTTACCTTGCATATACATAACTGAGTTATATGAATGCACTGGCACTTCTTCGTGTGAAACTTTTGGTCTAGTAATGTTCATCACTTGTTGTGTAAGTTGCAATGGAGATTGTCCAACTGACCCAAAACCTGTGAATCTTACTCTAAATCTGTATTTTAATTTAGGTTGTAAAATACCGCCACGCCCTGTTGATCCGTCTATCGGTACACCGAATTTTGATAGTGTTGCCATTTTATAATGCTCCTTATATAATAATATTTACAACTTTATTAAATTATTGCCTAGGCAAAAAATTTATTAAAGGTAGTTTAAAGGGATAGCTTTCACTATCCCCTAAACTGATTAACTTGTTAAACTTTCACCAGTGTTTTTGATACGTAATGGTATGTAGATAAACTCAACAGCCTTAATAGGTTGTATCGCAATATCAATCCATAATTCATTTTTATCAATTCTAGTGTCAGTGTTATTTGTTTCATCACAAACTACCAAGAAGTCAAACAAGGCTCTTTTCGCCGTTAAGTCTTCTAGGAATCTGTTAAACGTATCTGTTACTTGATCTCTAGTAATTCTATCATTTGGTTCAAATAAGAACGGTTTAGCAATTAAGTCTAATTGGTATCTTAGGTACACAATTAATCTTGCTACGTTGATTCTATCTAGAGCTGAAGCTGTTGGTGCCAATGTTTTTTGCCCAAATACAACTAAACCTCTGTTTGGAATAAACGCAATCGGATTAACTTTGTTTGCGTACATAGTGTCTCTTTGACCTTCTGATAAAGTTACAGCTTGGAATTCACCTTCGTCAGTAATGTAACCAACTGAATTTGAGTTGCCTACTAAACCTCTAGTGAAGCCTGCTGGTGCAAACCAAGGAAATGCAACTTGATCATTAAATGCAAGAGTTCTCAAAGCAATATGTGATGCTGGAACTACTACGTTACTACCTGACAAGTCTGTTGAAAAACCTGATGGGTAATAAACTGCCGCATATGGTGAAGCTGATGTTAAACCATCTTCTCCGTTTGAAGCCGCATTGTTTGAGTTAGTTGCCCAAGCTTGAACTGATGTTCCACTTGGTTTTAGTCTCATTGGTGTGTCAGCTAATACGAAAGCTGTTTCTTTTCTATCAGTAGATAGAGCAATCATCTCATCTAACAGCTCTGGATATCCAGGTGCCGCTATAATGTTAAAGAATCTTGACTCTGCTCTGATCTCTTCATTGCCTGCTAGGGCTGATTGCATAGAT